TGTCCAGTTAACGGATTAGTCTCTGGGTCATAATCAGAGATAGCGGCTTGAGCGCCCAATGGCAGTTGACTTGGCGTAGAGTACTGGCTACGGTCGATCTGACTCATAGGGTACATACCCTTGTTCATAAAGTCGTACTGCCCTAAATCGCCAATACCGTTAGAAGCCATAGTAATCCCTGATAATCTGTGTGAATTTTAACATTTAAACCTTGACTTTCAAAACATTAGCATTGGCTGTGTCAAGATATACATCTCCTACCCGTAAGTAGACCAAATCAGCCTGTGTAGGAATGCTTAGCACTCTAGCCCCAGTAACCACATTTGCCTGACTAAAATTTAAAGCAGCAATAATTTTGGGTGCGCCATTAACCACATTGCGCTGGGTAGACATAGCAGACGGTCCTGGGTTGTCTAATTGGTTAAAATAAAGCCTTAAAACAGCATTAAGCTGTTCTTGGTACTGCTGGCTGTATTCCGTAGGAGCCGCAGGTAAGTTGGGGTTTTTAGTAGTTCCAGTACTCATCTGCGTCCGTCCGGTCTAATATCAATACGTGGGGTACCCATCTGCCAAGATACGCCTAGTCCATCAGAATAGATTCTCATAGCCATTTGACGACCACGCAGGCGAGTATATACCTGCCCTGTAAACTCTTGAATTGTATATACAGGAACTGTACTAAAGTTATCGGCACTTTGAACTGGATTTAAGTCTGCATTGCCATAGTTTGTCCCACTGTTTTGACGTGGTCGTAACTGCATCGTTACCGTAGGCTGGTTTACATTTGAGCCGTTAAAGTTAATATCAGGCAACATCCGCCATACATAACCAAAGTTATGTCCATCTCCAATGTCAAAGTCAGAAGACTGAACATAGGAAACAATAGGTACTGTAGTGGCTGTAGAAGCATCATCATTACCAACCTCGTGGTAAATAATGGTTCCTGTTGGGTTTGCAAGCTCATCAACGCCATTAATAAATGCTCCCATAGGGTTTTGTCTAATACCAGAATCTAACCAAGATGTGCGGTTTAATGCGCCGTAATACCATACACGGTCTAAGTAGTTATAGACTACATACTTATCTACGACTGTACTGTTTACAGAACAATAGAACCACCAGATTTCATTAAACCCTTCATTAGTTCCACAAGAAACTTGCCATGATTGGTCTTTATTAATATCGGCAAAAACGTATTGGCGCAGCGCACAAGGCAGAGTTTCTACACGACCAGAGTACATATAGAACTTGTCAGTACCCATCCAGTAAGTAACGCCATTAATTGTAATAATAGCGTTTGGACCCATAATTGAGATGTTATCCATCAATACAGTAAAGCCCCAAACATAGGGAGGCCCAAGATACTGCATGGAGTATATGGTGGAATCTGTCAATACTAAAATTTCTTGGCGGGTGTTAATAGACGTTACGATGTAGGAACCGTGCGATAGGCGGAATTCACCAGCCTGATTGGTAATATCTGGCACCCATTGATAAGGGTTTTCTTGGTCAGACCAGCGTACTAGCATAGGATCAAACGGTGTTAATGGATCTGCGGGGTTATATGAATTAGCGCCCATAGCAATAACAAAGCGTTGAATATCAGAAGACACTACTTCATTGGTAGCATTTGGAACCCATTGCCCGCTAGTAGCCACTGCTACGTTAGCTAGATCCGATAGTTTTTTACCTCTAACCTGTACACCTGTAGCAGCATCCCAATAATAGATTTGCCCATTACGAGGAGCAAAAATTAGATCTTCACCATAGTTATCTGCAGACCATAAGCGAAGCTGTGAGCCTACTGTTTGCGGTGCAGCATTACCCCATCCGTAGAAACCCCAAGGAGCAGCGCCCCAGCCATTGCCAAATGTATATACATCGAGACCACCAGGAACTAAGTATTCCACAGTAATGTTGTTACCCCCACCAGCATCTACTTTTGATGTAGTAAAGGTAATGTTAGTTAAATTATTGTCTGGAGTACTGATAGCGGGGGCATACCAATAGCTTGACCCATATTCAAATACTTGATGTTCTTGGTTAATGACGTTTGCAGTTAACCCTCCAACTGATGTAGAGTTAGACAGTATTACAAAGTCTCTAGTGTTAGAGATATTATTGGCATCAAAGAATTGAAAGTATCCACTTGCTATATTAGCGCCTGCAGTATGCGTAGCAGCATTTGTGTTGTTAAACCCACGAATACAGTTCACAGCTACGTTTGCTGTAATACTATTGTAGTAAATCTGCTCACTATCAATCTTCATTACCCCAGCTTGCGGTGCAAAATAGGCGGCATTTGTCAACGAGATTGTAGTTGTATTAATTGTGACATTAGATACTAAAGTTGTAAATCCTGTAGAAATTGCATTGTTATAGGTTGCCCTACCAACAATAGGTGTAATGTCATAGTAGTATCCGCCAGACTCAATATAGTATTTTAAATTTGTACCAATACCAAGATAGTTAAAATTGTTTAAAGTAGCCCAATTCCAAATAGAACGAGCAACGCCTAAGAATGTATTAGCACTTAAACGAATCCAACCACCAAGCTTTTCTGGAAAGCCAGAACGAAACCGAATCTTATCGCCGTCGAAATACCCACCCTCATTGCTGTAATCGGTGCCTTCACGGTTTAAACCGGGGCGTAGTTGAATTTTCTGTAATGGCATCAGGGTTTACCCTAGTATTGATAGTGCTTTAGCGATCTTGGCTTTACGGTCTTCTAAGCCAATAACGCCACCATTTATTCTCTTCGTCATTGTGTCATAGTCCTGAGCATCAGCCAAGCTGTTTAAGCCCTTCTTATTCCAGAACCACGCCGCACTTAAAGCCGCATATTCAGGAGTATTAAGCAGACTAGGATTACTGAGAAGATCCACACCAATACCAGATCCGCAGTTTGCATAATTTTCCTTTCCAGTAAGTTGGATTAATCCACGTCCGTGGTATTTCCAGCCATCGCCAGTTTCTTCTACGCCATTACCCATACGTCCACCATATACCTTATTAGCAATAGCCTCTTGGTTATGGGCGTACTTCATTGCAGTGGGCAGATCTGGGAATCGACTAGGCCAGACACGCATTAAGGCTTCTGGCTTGTAATTAAGGTTTTCTTCAAGATTCTTAAAATTACCAGACTCATGAGCGCACTGACCAATAAACGCTGCTTGACGCTGTGGTGTTGAAATATCGTATTTGGCAAAGGCATTCTCCAAAGGTTCTAACCATTTTGCGTCAATACCGAGTGCTTGTAGTTGTTCGTTGTTCATTATTTTCTACTTAACATTAATGCTGCTATTGGCAGGATGGCTTCTGGATCAACTGGTTTTTCTTTCCAGCCTACTGTAATTTGACCAATAAACTGATTCTGGTCAGGTGGAACTGATATACGGCAAGTGTAGTTAACGCCCAAAGACTTGTACCAAAGACCAATTTCAGATTGCGCCCTAGCGTATTCTCCGCAAGGAATCTCGTTTGCCATCAAGCGAATCACATCGTTATTGTTAGCAATATTCTTGGTAAACAATCCTACATCGTAGCCATCAAAGTCTTTGTATCTAGATCCATCAGCAAGAAAAGCTCTTTCAACTACCCTCTTTCCAAGAATGGTGTCTACATTAAATATAACTACCATCTCTGCTCCAGTAGATTTCAATATCAACCTTGCCGCTGGTTCAAACCTATCAGGATTCATGGTAGGTCTTTCTTTGCTTTTTACATAAGCACCAATCATGACATCTTGATGCTGATATATAAATACGCCAAAAAATCCTAAAAACGCCAATAAAAGAACTACGCCCAACTTAAATGGGCTATCAATATAGTTTAAAACGCCTAAGAGAGTTTCTTTGGCGTTGCCTTGCTCAATTGCCATTACTTAATTCCTGCTTGTTGTAAGATCCAATCCTGTAGTGCTAGGGTTTGGAGGGTGGTTTCAGAACAGGATTCAGCAAGCTGGTAGTAGGCGGCGGTTTCATTAGTTCCGCCGGAGGGGTTGGAAAGGCTGGGCAATTTACTGCCACCGGTACTGGAGTGCTGCAACCCGCCATAATAATTGCGCACAGCAGCAAGCTTACTTTCATAATCATTTTTAATTCCTTTACTTACTAAGTCTTGTTGTTTAACAATAGATTCATTCTTGGCTTCTTGAATTTTTCCCTGAGCTTCTACTTGTGCTTGGAAGGCAACGAACTTATCATGCTCTCCGCTATAGCCTTTGTAGTACGCAAAACCAAGCGCTGCAATGACAGCGCCGATCTTGACCCACATAAGAATTGGCAATGGAAACATTAGACGAACCTAATAGTGAACGCAAAGGTTGCTGGGTAATTAGCAATGAAGTCCTTGTTTGTAGGATCATTGATATAGGCTGGGTCAACTAATGCACGAATGTTATGACCAAAGTTTAAGATCATCATTTTGCCAAAGACATGGTGGTAGCTGTTGTACTGCCATAGACCTTGACCTTCAATGCGAATCGTGCCTTCATTTTGTTCATTGCAATTGATATCGCCTTGGTAACTCATTCCTTCTGTACCATGCAGATATTTCACAGCAAAGCCATAGAACGGATTACGCCATAGCCACTGCACTTTTGACCACCAGCAAGGGTTATGTTCTGCTCTAAAGGTTTGATCGCCGTCTAAGCTGTTATCAGGCGTTTGGAACCAATGTAGCCAAGAGAATAGGCGTGGACCTGATTGCCATACTGTACCGTTGTTGCACCAGCCAATTTGAGTGCTATACATAATGCCGATAATGAAGGCCAAAGGAAAGGTTAAAACTGTACCAATTAAGTTAATAGGTACTAACACTAAGGCATAAATAAGATAGTTCATTTTTTGTCCAAAGGTAAGGTTGTATAAAAACGCAAGACAGCACAAATGATTCCAATAGTCATAAAGATAGGCCCATAGTACTTGGGATCAATGTTGTCCCTCAAATATGGAAAATACATTTCCACAGCACCAAATACCACCATTGCAAAAGAGAACCATAAGGTCTTTGAGCGCATAACACCCATCGTCTTGCGTCTCATATTACGCTGTATAAGTGCCAGAAACGGTGTACTTTAAGATGGTATTTGCTCCAGAAATAGTAACTGTTGGGGCGCCTGTAGTCGTTCCGCTATAGCTTGCAGTAGGTACGGAAACAACAATTACACCAGACCCGCCAGCAGCACCAGCACCGCTACCAGCACCACCGCCACCGCCGCCAGTATTTGTACCACCGTTACTTGTACCATTGCCACCACCGCCTATACCACCACCGCCTGAACCTCCGCCTCCGCCACCGCCACCACCACCGGCATAGTAAACAGCAGACCCAGTAAGAGTATTTAAAACTCCAGCCCCTCCAGAACCTGCTGTTGAGTCATTTGGTGCATTTCCTCCAACAGCACTACCGCCACCACCGCCACCGCCGCAGAAAGTTTGACCACTACCACCAGCAAAACCTTGTCCTGAAACTCCTGCGCCACCAGCGCCAGCTATTGTAGGGTCTCCACCACCTGAGCCACCACCGCCGCCTGAACCACCTGAAACGCCAGCAGCTCCGGCACTACCGCCACGACCACCACCAGTAGCTATAGCCACGCCTGTGATAGATGAGTCTGTTCCTGATGTGGCACTTGCGCCACCACCACCGATAACCATTGTGTATGTAGCTCCGGGCGTTACTGATAATGAACTTGCAATAAATCCACCGCCACCGCCACCGCCACCGAAACTAAATCCACCGCCACCACCGCCGCCGCCAGAAACAACCAAATAATTAATGGTGTATACGCCTTGTGGAAAGGTTTGGAAACGAACCCAAGTACCACCTGTAAAGCCTTCATAAATTGCTAATTCGCTGTTGTAGCGCAATATCCCATTTTGTCCTGTAGCAGCACGAGATGCCGTATTGCCAGTTGGTAAAAAGATTTGCCCGGTACTTGAGTTAGCGAAGAGGTTTGCGCCAAAAGTAGCCTGATTTAAAACAACTAAGTTTTTACCAATAGCAGCATTACCAGTAACAGTTAAGTCGCCATCAATGTAATTAAATTGGGTAGCACTGAAGAAGTTTGTGCCATCACAAAAAATAACTTCACTTGCAGCATTAGCAATAGCAACACCGTTTCCAGAAGTTGTTTTAATGGTTACTGTAGCGTTTGAGAAATTACGGACAATATAAGTCTTTTCTACTGCAGGGGCAATAACGTTGCAAGGAGCGGCTAACAAACCACCAAAAACCAATACAGCATTACGAGCCTGATCTGGAAGTCCGTTATAGTCTGTTAAGGTGTAATCCCCGCCAACTAAAGTAATTGGCTCAACACCGGCAATAGCCTGCTCTAATAGCGTTCCTAAGTTAGTATTGGTGGTTGTACCCCAAGTTCCGGCTTGTTCGCCGTTACCAATAAGCTCTAGTCCTAGCGAGGTTGAATAGGTGGATGGCATGTTTTATCCTTGATAATCGTTTACGTTAATCCAGCTTGTATTAGCAGTATTGTTAATAGTAGTCCAAGTTCCGGCATTAGCCGTTACAATATTAGCCCAATTTGGGGTTTGTCCATCGTTGATTGTAATCCAACCACGGGTGAAAAGCGACTCATAAATGGTCATTAAATCCGTTACAATTCCTGCAAAGTCAGCAGAAGAAGCTTCGGTATCGGTTAGGCTATAGGAGTCAACCAAAGCACCAACCCAGTCATAGCGTGCAGATTGAGAGTCTGTTAAGGTAACAAATTCTCCACGATCTACAGGGTTATCTACTGTTCCAATGTAAGTATCTAGTACATCAACGAACTCTGCGTCTGTTACATAGAACTCAAATACGCCGGGCTGGTCATCCGTAATATTAAAAGAATCATCCAAAACACCGGCAAAGTTGGCGGTAGAATCATACAGGTCAGTTAGGGTTACGGTATCTTCTGTGTTTACGGCAAAGCCTTGAGGACCTAGTTCTACGGTAGTTAAAGTAACGTTTTCAGCCGTAGTCGTTGTAAAGACAACTTGAGTAGACTGAGTTTCCGTTATGTTTGCGGTCTCTTCATCAGTGGCAAAGAACGCTACTTGGGTACTAATTGCTTCCGTAAAATCTGATGCTTCTTCTTGAAGAGCGTAAGTATCCCATGCGCCTTCAGGAGTATCGGTTAATGTAAAGATCTCGCTAGACTGGGCAGATGTATTCCAAGCGCCATTTGCAGCGTCCAACAAGGAAATCGTATCGCTGCTAAATACAAAGAATTCAAATACTGGGCTGTCATCTGTAGATAACGCAAAAGATTCAGACGTTACTCCAGTAAAGTTGGCACTAGATGCAAAGACATCCGATAAAGTCAACGATTCCGCTAGCGCAGCATTAAAAGTATTGCCTGCTAAAGAAGCAAATGGTGACTGGGCAAATGCGCTTATACCAAACATAATTAGGCCGTGTAGGTTCCGCTAGAAGTAAATTTAATAATTGTGTTTGATCCGCTGGTAGTTATTGTTGGTGAACCAGTTGTTACGCCAGAGTAGCTTGATGATGGAACTGATAAGATTACCACGCCTGAACCACCATTAGCGCTGTATCCACCACCGCCACCACCTGTATTGGCAGCGCCAGCACCACCTCCACTACCTCCACCACCAGCACCACCAGCGCCATTAACATCCCAACTTGTACCACCGCCACCGCCAGCGTAGGCAACCGAAGAACCTGTAATGCTGCTAGCTAAACCTGATCCACCAGCACCACCTCTACTAAGGTAGTCATAATAACCAGCTTGTCCATTAGCGCCAGCTCCACCACCACCGCCACCTGCTCCACCACCGGGAACATAACCACCACCGCCACCTGCTCCCCCTTGAGAACCAGCACCACCAGATGTCAAGCCACCGTCGTTGTAACCAGCACCGCCCCCTCCACAGCCACCAGCACCACCATTATTACCAGAGCTACCTCCATTACCACCACCATTAGCTGTTGTTTGTCCTGTTAAAGTTGTACCACCGCCACCGCCAGCAGCACCGCCACCGCCACCTACAATAGCTGTATATACTGTTCCAGCAGTTGCTGTAAGTGATGATGTTCTATAACCGCCAGCACCGCCACCACCAGTATGTTGACCGTTGTAATAAATTCCGCCACCACCGCCACCGCCGACCATTAAATAAGTAATAGTGTATTGGCTAGAAACTGGACCAAGAGTATTAGAAGTTACTGCATTTGCAGTTCCAGCTAAGTTAGTAGCAGTCACATTACATGTAATGTTAGCGCCGTTTTGTGTAGATGTTAAAACAAAAGTACTGGCAGTAGCGTTAGTAATATTTGTCGCATTAGCTCTCCATTGGTATCCGTAACTAGTTGGAGAGTTTGACCATGTGCCAGTTGTTGAGCTAAGAGTGTTTCCAACTATTGTGCCTCCAGAAATAACAGGCGCAACAGTATTTACCGGCAAAGAAATTGTAGTTGGAACATACCAATCATTATTGTTATAAAACTCAAATTGTGCAGTAGTACTGTTATATCTCACTGATCCATTGACGGCGGTTGGTCTTTGAGCGGTTGTTCCTGCAGGAACCTTAACAGCGCCAGTAGAGTTAAATGTAATAGCCTGAGCGTTACTAATAGTAATTGCGGTTGTATTTGCGGTTTGCAATTGAATAGACGCAGTAGTATCTACAGTCTGAACTATCCCACTAGCATTGGCGTTAAATATAATACTCATGCTGTATATGATCCACTTGCTGTAAATGTTAGTACAGTGTTATTACCGTTGGTTGTGACTGCAGGGCTACCTGTTGTGGTGCCGGTATAGTTTGTAGTAGCTATAGAAATAATTACTACGCCAGATCCGCCTGAGCCACCTACTCCACCATAGGACCCACCGCCACCGCCACCTCCAGTATTAGCCGTTCCAGATATAGCTGCTGGAGTATTTGCAGTGCCTCCAGATGTATTTCCACCGCCTGCGCCACCGCCGCCATTACCACCGGGGCCTACTGTTCCTGTACTATAAATTCCACCGCCACCGCCACCCGCATAAAAAACAGATGATCCAGTAATGCTTGATGCTAAACCAACACCACCAAAGGCTCCAACTGTACCATTAGCTTTTCCAGTACCTCCAACTCCACCAGCTCCACCGCCACCACCATGAGAATAGTTTGGCGTTCCTGTAGCTCCAACTCCACCAGCACCTCCAGCGGATCCTTGACTTGCTTTTGCAGAACCACCTACGCCGGCGGCACCACTATCTGAGTTACCGCCACCACCGCCAGAACCTCCGTCATTACCTGCATTACCACGATAAGCTGGAGTAGCCGTACCTCCAAAACGAGATCCACCGCCTCCTCCACCATATGATGTAAATTGAAATACAGAAGAAGGGTTGCCATTTTGCCCGTTTAGTCCTAGGTTTAAATCAGCAGTCCCACCCGTGCCTCCAGCGCCTACAGTAACTGGATATACAATGCCTCTATAAATGGATGTATTACCAGCTAATAATCCACCAGCGCCACCGCCTCCACCAAATGCTCCGCCGCCGCCACCGCCACCTACTACTAAATAACTAGCCGTATATGTAGCTGATGAAATAGATGTAATAACTTGCCAAGCAGAATTGGCATATCCCTCTATTTGGTTTATCGTAGTGTTATAACGCATCATTCCATTAACAAGAGAGGCTGGTCTTTGTGCTGTCGTTCCAGATGCCAATACAACAGCGCCCGTGGAATTACAGAACACATCTTGTGTAGTACTAATAGTTAATGCCGCCGTATTTGCAGTTTGAAGTTGCAATACTCCAGACGTATCTACAGACTCAGATAATCCAGCAGAAGAGGCGTTGATGATTGTACTCATGCTGTATAAGATCCTGATGCATTAAACCTTAATATAGTGTTTGATCCACTAGTTGTAACTGTGGGGGTGCCTGTAGTTGTTCCAGTATATCGTGCAGTAGGAATGGACAAAATAACTACTCCAGAGCCGCCTGCTCCGCCGGGTCCAGTACTCCATGAGCCAGCACCGCCACCGCCACCACTATTAGCTCCGCCTGCTCCACCAACAACGTTATCAGTAGTTCCGCCATTAGCTCCAGAGTTGATAGAGCTGCCACCACCTAAAGCTGCGCCTGTTGCTCCATTACAACTGCCAGCTCCGCCACCACCTATGCCGCCATTGCCTGCAAAGCCGTTCAAATATCCACCACCGCCGCCACCGCCACCAAAATATAAAGAAGAACCAGTAATGGTTGATAAAATTCCAGCGCCACCAGCACCTATTCCTGTGGAATTGCTTGCGGTTACTACATTTGAATCTGTATTTGATCCTTGAGAGCCAGCACCACCTCCGCCAGCACCTCTAGTTGGAGACCCAGCTCTAGCTGCATACATATTGCCACCAGAGTTACCATAAATAATTCCAGTATTTTCACCTAAAGAATTTCCAGTTGAGGTTCCTCCAGTATTAAGAACACCATTATTAGATGCCGCTCCACCGCCTGAGCCTCCGTTATATCCTATGCCAGCATCATGTGAGCCACTGGTTCCGCCGCCAAATGCAGTTGCACCAAATGCGGTTGTAGATGCCCCATTTGCACTGCCAGCACCACCGCCACCAACTACAAATGTATATGTTGTGCTAGGTGCTAAATTAAGTTTTGGTAATGATATAACTCCACCAGCACCGCCTCCACCTCCAATTGCAGCTCCACCTCCACCGCCCCCAGCAACGATTAGCGCATCAACAATAACTGGCCCGTAATTAACCCAAGCAGAATTAATGTAAGCTTCAAACGATAGGTTGGAAGTGTTGTAACGGATCATACCGTTAGTCGGTGTAGGACGTTGTGCGGCAGTACCAACAGGTACACCAAACTGTCCAGTTGAAGACATATTGGCGTTCTGACTAGAATCTATAACTACTGCATTAGCGCCGTTTGTCTGTAATGCAAGTGTAGCTGTCCCGTCTGCCTTTGTTTCTAGCAGTCCAACTTGTGGATCAGGAACAGCATTTATGGATGACATTTAAGCATCCGGTGGGAGCGGGACTCCGCCTTGTGCTAGCCATTCTTGATAGGCTTGCCAGTCTGTGTTTTCTAGGTCGTTTGGAACGCAAGCACCATCTGGCAATCGTATAATGCAATAATCAGCATTTTGCTTAGTTACTGGGTCTAAAAAATATTGATATGTGTACATTTTATAACTCCGCAGATGCTGTATAGCTACCAGCTCCAGCATTTGTATTCATTATGCAAGGTCTGTATGCTGTTAATCCTGTAAAGTTACCAGGCAATAAAAGACCACCTTGGGCATTTCCTAAATACCCCCCTGCTGAAGCTGACGATTGGGCATAGTTTCCTACTCCATCATAAACTCCAATAACTCCTGTTACACCCATTGTTGGTGTTGTTCTAAGAGTTACTGGAAATACTGCTGATAACATAGCATCTGCTGAACCGCCTTGTGATGCTCCACCAAACCTTAAATTGGTTTGAAAATAGCGCTGACACATAGCTAGCTGAGTTGTATAATCAACATACTCAAATCCAGTAGCAGAGCTACCTACTTCTAGTTGTACGCCTGTTATGTAGAATGTTGCGCCATTTGTACCTACTACGGATGTTGCGCCTGTGGCTGAGGAGTAATCTCCTGCAATCCAAGCACCTGCAGCAGCACTTAATGTTGCACCTACACCAAGCCCCCAGTACACATTCATACCAATACCATTAGTAGTGAGCCATGTTCCTGTGGTTGGTCCAGCAATCGTTATTGATTTTTGTTCCCAAGTATTTGCTGCTGAAATTGTATATGTGTATGGGTAAGCATACGTTGATGCTGAGTTTTTAACAATTCCACCAAATGTGCCAGTTAATGAACTACGAACCCAAAACGATAAAGTAATAGTTTTGGCATTGGCTGTTCCCCAATCTAAGTCTGCAACATTAAGTCCTTCAACTCTTTGCCATAACAAAAATTGTTCACTAGCGCCTACTGTATAAGCTGAAGATGATGTAACACCGCTATAGTTTGTAAACCCTGTTGGAGGTGTTACAGCACCCGCATTTTGCTGACCTGTGCATTTGGAGGCTACGCTACCATATAAGGCAAATCTATCTACTATGTATTGAACAGATGTAGATTGAGTTATTGAAGCCCCAGCATTACGCTGGTCAATACGCATATCACCGTTAATAATACGGTTCTTAAAGCGTGAAGCATTACCAGCGCCAAGGCTTACGCCAGTTACGCTAGACTGAATTTGATCGGCGGCTAAGATTCCGTATGGCATCAGCTACTCCATTGTTCTGTTGGTTGTGTAGGCCATACTGGGTCAGCCACAGGATTAACTGCATAACCACGAATGGTATTTCTATAGGCAAAAAATTCAGCTTGGTTTACAAGGTATGGATTGTTTTCTGGATTTGCAACATCTGGAATGGTAGTCCAATCAGTTTCATACAAAAGACTAGATGCAGTTTTTTTGCAAGCTTCTTTATCTATAGACTCTTGAGTTGCTGGCCATAAAGCATCTAACTCTTCTTGAGTTGGTTTTGGGGTGCTAGATAACCAATTCAAACCATCATAGGAGTCCCCCATTAATGACCACTGAGATCCAACATAATTTATGGTAAGAATTTGTGCATAATTAATCATGCTGCTATCTCCATAACGGTTATAGTTGAAATCTGCCTTCCAATGCCATCGGCACGAGTATTTACATAAGCAGTTGTGCCAGAATAGGCTTGTATTTTATATGTAAGTGCGGATGTTGTTGCTGGAGAATCTAAATAGTTTATACTTACATTATAAACTTCACTAGAAATACCTAAGTCACCAACATATTGATTTGCAGTAGATGGCTGAGAGCCAAGATTATCTGGCTGCCCTATATTAGTTCCATTCCTGACTAAGTTAATACGCACATAGTTACTTCCAGTACCGCTACATTGAATTGTTGCAAGAACCAATATTTTGCTTGTAGAAAATTTTGGAGTAATGTTGACAGTAACACCAGTATCAATAAAAGATCCTGCGCTAACTGTAGTGGTGTTTGCAAAAGTAGAGCTTTGGACTTGCAATACACTACCAGCACTAGCCTGCAATGTCGCATTAGGAAAAGTAATCCCGCTAGTGCTATCAATAGTAATGTTAGAGGTATTGCCTGTTAGATATAAAGCCATTATGCGCCCCTAGCTAAAAAGCCAGAAAATCTTGTTTGAACAATAGTACCGTTGTATATTGCAGTAGTAGCAGCTATATACGGTGATGCAGTTGCATAATCCGTAGTTCCGTTCATATATAACAAAACAGAACCACCCATGCATGATGGAAGGGTACTAAAATTATCCGCAACACGCTGAGCAACACCATTTTTATCAATGTGTAACGCAAATCTTGTGGGTGCTGTTGATGCTTCGTTAGTACAAACTACTGTAAATAAATAATATCCAGCCACATTTGGTAAAAAAGCATAAGCTGGAATTCCACCGACAGTAGATCCTGTATTATTAAAGCAAGAAGCCGTATCAAACACTTCTGTATTATTAACCATTACAGGTTGTGTTCCACTGGTGATGGTTACGTTTGTGCTTGGGTAAGCCAAGAAAGCTGGGGCAACGCCGCCCATCGGCAAGTTAACGCCGTTGTTCTGAAACTGTAATTGACCACTTAAATCGCTGGTAAGCGTTAAGCCTGTAGAGTTGGATGCATTAATAATTGATGGCATTATAGTACCACCCAACGGACGCCAGAAGGCAAGGTTACTGTTACGCCGTTAGCCAAAGCAATCGGGCCTGTTGCGGAGGCGCTAGTATTCGACGCAAAAGTAATGCTTGTAGAAATAGTCTGGTTGTTTATATACAACGCAGAGGTTTTCTGAGTGCTATTGTCGGGATAAATAATCCCATTGGTTCCGTCAAGTATCAGCGCCATTTCAAATCCTTAAGGCTGTGGTTCTATTAAAACCCAAGATAAAGTAGCTTCATCCCAATAATATGCTTTGCCGTCATCAGGGTAAGGCACTGGAGCTTCCCAATAGTAAGTAGATGTATTGAGGATCCAACTTGGATAAGGTTGTGGTGCGTAGAATACGCCAACAACACCATCAATTACTACTGATGAATCGTATGTATATCCAATACCAGCGTAGTTTGCACGCAATGGTACGCCACCGTCTGGAGTATTTGGCTCTGCAGGGGGAGATGGTGCGTAATGCACGTTTCCATGAGTGTTGTAGCTGGTCTGAACCCAGTTTGCTGGAGATCCGACAGCGCCCGAATTAATAAAATCTTGGTCAGCCGAGATCACATCAGTTACCATAAATTTGGTAGCTAAGCTAGTTGGTTGAATTTTTGCAAAATA